CGTGGTGTTAGCCTGAAGTTCTTGGTTATGGACGAATACGCTGACATGAAACCAGAGGTGTGGGAGCAAATCCTTAGACCTGCTCTAGCGGATCAGAAGGGTTCTGCGATGTTCATTGGTACGCCAATGGGACGTAACCACTTCTATGACTTATACCAATACGCTAGTGTATCTGAAGATGACTCGTTTAAAGGTTATCACTACACTAGCTTTGACAACCCGTTGCTAGACCCTAAAGAGATTGAAGCTGCTGAGAAGAGTATGTCAGCCTTCTCGTTCCGACAGGAGTTTATGGCAAGCTTTGAGGCCCACGGTAGTGAACTCTTTAAAGAAGATGATGTTAAGTTTAGCGAGGAAGAGCCTGCTGACGGTGAGTATTATATTGCCGTGGATTTGGCTGGATTTGCAGACGTTCAAAAAGTCACTACCAAAACTAAAAGACTTGACCAAACAAGTATTGCTGTGGTTAAGGCTGGCACTTCTGGTTGGTGGGTTGCTAATATCATACATGGGCGCTGGGGCGTTGAAGAGACCGCCAGACGTATCTTCGAAGCGGTACGAGACTATCAACCAGTTGCGGTTGGAATTGAAAAAGGAGCGTTAAAGAACGCTGTATTCCCTTATCTGAATGATGAGATGAAACGCAATCAACGCTTCTTCCGTATAGAAGAACTAACCCACGGTAACAAGAAGAAGACAGACAGAATTGTATGGGCGTTACAAGGACGCTTTGAACACGGCAACATTACATTAAACAAGGGTAAGTGGAATACTCAGTTCCTAGACGAGTTGTTTCAGTTCCCTAATCCATTAGTCCATGATGACTTGATAGACTCCTTAGCATACATAGACCAGTTAGCCAAAGTCTCTTATGCTTATGACTATGAAGAAGAGGACTACGAATTCTTAGATAAATACGCAGGATATTAACTATGGAACTAGAAGGCGCAGACAACTTCACCCTAGAGCAGGACATTGAAGGCTGGGTAATGGACAAGTGTGACGGATGGCGCGATCACTACGAAGCTAACTACTCCGACAAATTTGAAGAATACTACCGCCTATGGCGTGGTCATTGGTCAGCACAAGACCAGACCCGTCAGTCAGAGCGATCTAAGATTATATCTCCTGCGCTACAGCAGGCTGTGGAGTCCTCAGTTGCAGAACTAGAAGAGGCTACCTTTGGCCGTGGTAAGTGGTTTGACATTAAAGATGATGTCAGAGATCAGAACCCTGCCGACATTGCAGCATTGCGTAGCTACTTGGAAGAAGACTTTGCAAAGAACAAAGTTCGTAAGAACGTAGCTGAGTGCCTAATCAACGCAGCAGTGTTTGGTACAGGTATTGCAGAAGTTGTTATAGAAGAAGAAAAAGAAATGGCTCCTGCTACACAGCCTGTTATGGGCGGTGAGCTACAGGCAGTAGGTGTTACCATCAAGGATCGTACTTGTGTTAAGCTGCGTCCTGTTATGCCACAGAATTTCTTGATTGACCCAGTAGCAACAGACATTGACTCTGCACTGGGCTGTGCTGTAGACGAGTTTGTATCTAGCCACTTGGTTGAGCAGTTGCAAGAGAAGGGTGTATATCGTGATGTACCTTTGGCAGAAGCCACTACTGACTTTAACCTAGAGCCTGACCAAGACCTTACTAGCTTTTCAGAAGACAAGATTAGACTGACTAAATACTATGGCCTTGTTCCTACGCACTTGCTTAAAGAAGCTATGGCAGACGATGATGCAGAGGAAGAAGAAGTAATAGAGTTTGACAGCGAAGAAGAAGAAAGCTACTACACTGAGGCAATGGTTGTTATTGCTAACGGTGGTATTCTTTTGAAAGCTGAGAAGAACCCATACATGATGCAGGATCGTCCTGTTGTCTCATTCCCTTGGGATGTCGTTCCTAGCCGCTTCTGGGGCAGAGGAGTATGTGAGAAAGGCTATAACAGTCAGAAGGCGTTAGACGCAGAACTACGCGCTAGAATTGATGCTCTTGCCCTAACCATCCACCCAATGATGGCAATGGATGCTTCTCGTATGCCTAGAGGCGCTAAACCAAGCATACAACCAGGGAAGACCATTCTTACCAATGGCAACCCTGCTGAGATTCTACAGCCCTTTAACTTTGGTAACGTAAGTCAGATTACCTTTGCACAGGCACAGTCTCTACAGACTATGGTGCAGACTGCCACAGGCGCTATTGATTCAGCAGGCATTGCTGGTTCTATCAATGGCGAATCCACTGCCGCTGGTGTCTCTATGTCACTGGGTGCTATCATCAAGCGCCACAAGCGTACTCTGATTAACTTCCAAGACTCCTTCCTAATTCCGTTTGTACAGAAGGCTGCTTACCGTTACATGCAGTTTGAGCCTGAGCTATACCCAGTAGCTGACTACAAGTTCCACACTTCTAGCTCACTAGGCATCATTGCTCGTGAGTACGAGGTAACACAGCTTGTACAGTTGCTGCAAACCATGTCACCAGATCAGCCTATGTATCCTAAGCTGGTAACATCAATTATTGACAACATGAACTTGTCTAATCGTGAAGAGTTGATTGCTACGCTTGAGCAAGCTAACCAGCCTAACCCAGAAGCACAGCAGGCAGCACAGGCAGCACAACAAGCTCAGTTGGCATTCCAAGCATCACAGACTGCTGCACTTAACGGACAAGCTCAAGAGTCACAAGCTAGAGCGCAGAAGCTGGCAGTGGAAGCACAGGCAATACCAGAAGAGCTTCAGATTGATCGCATCAAAGCAGCCACTGTTAATCTTAAAGCTGGTGACGCAGATGACAAAGAGTTTGAGAAGCGTCTAAAGATTTCAGAGCAGCTTATTAAAGAAAGAGAAGTAGCAGTAAAAGAGGGTAATGTTGCTAGTCAGGCAGCTCCTGCACAACCACAAGGACTACAGTAATGGTAAGCACCAGAGATTTAGAGAACGTAGTAGCTCAAGTAAATGTAAAGTTTGAGGAACTATTTAAGAAGATTGTACAGCTTGAGAAACAAATAGCTGATAATACAGGAGCAGAAAAGAATGCCAGTAAAAAAAGATCCAAGACTAGCCAGAGCTGGTGTAAGTGGTTATAACAAACCCAAGCGTACCCCTAGTCATCCAAAGAAAAGCCATGTTGTTGTGGCGAAGGAAGGTGACAAAATCAAGACGATTAGGTTTGGAGAACAGGGGGCAAGCACAGCAGGAAAACCCAAGGCGGGTGAATCTGCTCGTATGAAAGCTAAACGTGCCAGCTTCAAAGCACGACACGGTAAGAACATAGCAAAAGGTAAGATGTCTGCGGCATATTGGGCAGATAAAACTAAATGGTGAAATACAAAAATACGACACTTTAATGTAGGAGAAGATTATGCCATACGGTAAAGGTACATACGGTAACAAAGTAGGCAGACCACCAAAGAAAAAGGCAGCACCTAAAAAGAAGCCAGTTAAAAAAGGTAAGTGATATGCCAGCCAAGAAGTCTACAGTAAACAAAGCAGGGAACTACACTAAGCCCACTATGCGGAAGAACTTGTTTAACAAGATCAAAGCAGGCACTAAAGGTGGTAAGGCTGGTCAATGGTCTGCTAGGAAAGCTCAGATGTTAGCCAAGGAGTACAAGGCAAAAGGTGGAGGCTATAAGTAATGGCGCTAAAAGAATCACAGAAAAGCCTAAAGAAGTGGACAAAGCAGAAGTGGCGTACACCTAGCGGTAAGAAGTCATCAGAGACAGGCGAAGTCTACGCCCCATCTAAGACTATAAAGAAACTAAAATCAACCGCAGCAGGTAAGAAGAAGCTAGCGGCTGCTAACAAGAAGAAAAGAGAAGCTACTGCCAAGGGTAAGCAACACGCCAAACATGGCCTACATAAGGGTAAGAAACGATGAAAGGTCAGACCCACGGTGGCAAAGGAAGCGCTCAGAGAAAGACAGATTCAAAGAAATTTGCAGCTAACTGGGACGCCATATACAACAAAAATACGACAAAGTCAAGTAAAAATAAGAAATAAAGCTTGACTTTCTTATGCTTTTATGTTATACTAACTGTGTAATTATAACTAACTCAACTGTCCTTATAGGAGAAACAGTGTGATTGATCCAAAACTAGAAATATACTATCGCAACATGAGAGACTTATTCCGTTCAGAAGGTTGGAAACAACTGTTAGAAGATCTAAACTCTAATGCGGTAATGATTAACTCAGTAGAAGTAACTAAAGACTTAGAAGACCTGCACTTCCGTAAAGGCCAACTCTCAGTCATAGCGAACCTGCTAAACTTAGAAGCTCAGATTGACACAGCAGAGCAGCAGCAACTAGAAGACGCAAAAGAAGAAACAGAATAATGCGTATCATGGTTGAATTTAAATGTGATGACGGACATATTAACGAAAGATTTGTTGATTCCGAATGTACACACATACCTTGTTTAGACTGTGACAAGATAGCTAACAGAATTGTAAGCGCAGTGCGTTCCAAGTTAGACCCTATCTCTGGCGATTTTATGGGTGCTACCAGACAATGGGAGAGGAACAGGGCACAAAAGCTACAACAAGAGCGCAAGGCCAACTCCTAACCGAAGCCCTGCATAATACACCTCCATAATGAGAATACTCACGGAGTTTAATAATGGCAACACTTATAGACGAGCGTCAAGAAGACGAAGTAGAAATTAACGAACAAGAAGAAGTAGTAAGTCAAGTGACTGAGGAACCTCAAGTAGAGGAAACTCCTCAAGAAGATGACATCCCTGACAAGTACAAAGGAAAGTCAACGGCTGAGATTGTACGGATGCATCAGGAGGCTGAGAAGTTACTAGGCCGACAGAGCAGTGAAGTAGGGGAACTACGACAAGTTGTTGATAACTACATTCAGACACAACTCGACACAACACCAGCAACCCAAGAACCTGAAGAAGATATAGACTTTTTCTCTGATCCCGACAAGGCAGTCGAAAGAGCGATTAAGAATCATCCTTCAATCAAAGCTGCTGAAGCACAAACTCAGCAGTACAAACAGCAGACAGCGCAGTCTCAGTTGCAGCAACGTCATCCCGACATGCAAGAGATTCTGCAAGATAGTAAGTTTGTTGATTGGATTAAAGGATCAAAGATTCGTACTCAGCTTTTTGCACAAGCGGATACTCAGTATGACTACGAAGCTGCTGACGAGCTTTTCACTAATTGGAAGGAACGTCAAGGCGCAGTAGCTCAGACTGTAGCTAACGAGAAAGCAAGCAGGAAAGAAGCTGTAAAGACTGCCTCAACAGGTGGTGCAAAAGGAAGTGGTGAGACAGCAACTCGCAAAGTTTATAGACGCTCAGACATTATTAAACTAATGCAGACCGACCCTGATAGGTATTTGTCTTTGTCTGACGAGATCATGCAAGCGTACCAAGAAGGGAGAGTCCGAAACTAAAATCTCTTTAAGGAAGTATTATCATGGCTACATCAATATATCCCGCACAAGGCGGAGCAGTAGACAACACTAGCGCAGCTACTTTTATCCCAGAAATCTGGAGTGACGAAGTAATTGCTGCGTACAAAAGCAATCTTGTAATGGCTAACCTCGTTAAGAAAATGAGCATGTCTGGTAAGAAAGGTGACACCATTCACGTTCCTAAGCCTACTCGTGGTTCAGCCACTGCTAAAGCAGAAGGTGTTGCAGTAACTATCCAGAACTCTGTTGAGTCAGAAGTTCTGATTAACATTAACAAGCACTTTGAATTCTCTCGTCTGATTGAAGACATCACCGAAGTACAGGCTCTCGCTTCACTGCGACAGTTCTACACTGGTGACGCTGGCTACGGTCTGGCCAAGCAGGTTGACAACGATCTGTTTGAACTGGCTAAGTCTTTCGGTGACGGTGATGGTTCTAGCTATGTAAACTCTGGTTCTTTCCAGATCAACACTAGCACTGGTGTTCTTGAAGCTTATGATGCTGACGGCACTGCTGACATTGGCGCTTTCTCTGACGCTGCGTTCCGTGCGCTGATTCAGAAGCAAGACGATGCAGACGTTCCTATGGATGGTCGTAGCTTCATTGTACCACCTTCACTGCGTAACGCTATCATGGGTATTGATCGCTACACTTCTACTGACTTTGTTAATGGCAAAGGCGTAGAGACTGGCAAGATTGGTAACCTGTACGGTGTTGACGTATATGTTTCTACTAACGTACCTACTCTTGAAGCAGGCGTTCGTGGCGCTCAGTTGATCCACAAGGACACCAATGTTCTTGCAGAGCAGCAAGCTGTACGTTCACAGACTCAGTACAAGCAGGAGTTCCTTGGTACTCTCTACACTGCTGACACTCTGTATGGCGTTCAAGTCATGCGTCCAGAAGCAGGCTTCACCCTAGCTGTACTTTAAGCTAAACTGGGGGATTCTTCGGAGTCCCCCTTTCTTATTCTCCCTTTCTTTTGTTTTCGTAGGAGCTACAATGGCTATATTTAGAGGTGACGGTGGTGCTGGTGATAGCAACAATGATGCTACGCTATTAGCTGTTACACAACAAGCTGTCATAGCTACTACGA